ATGGCGACGAAACGGCAGCGAGGCAATGGCAACTGGGAGTTCCGGATCCGCAAGGCCGGCGTGCTGCCGCGGCCGCTGTATCTCACGTTCGACAGCGAGGCCGAGGGCGACGCGTACGTGCGGCGCGTCGAGCAGCTGCTCGAGCGGGGGATCGTGCCGGAGGAACTGGCGCCGAAGGAAGCGAGGCGCGACGAGCGCGTGCGCACGCATCTGCAGGCCTATCTGTCGGATGCGCCAATCTCGCCGGCCGATGCGGGGTACATCCGCGTCGTGCGCGATCGCCTGCCGGCCGCGCTCGCGCTCAAGGAACTGGACTACGAGTGGGTGCGCGCCTGGGTGACGCGCCTCAAGCGCGAGGACAACTTGGCGCCGTCGACCATCCGCCATCACGTGGGCGCGTTCGCGCGCTTCCTCGATGACCTGGTGCGCCAGCAGCGGGTGCCGTTCAATCCGGTGCGGCAGCTGCCCCGCGGCTACGCGGAATACACCGCCGACGATGGCCGGTCGGTGGCCGCCACGGGCGGCGAGACCAAGGCGACCGAAGAGCGCGACCGGCGGCTGCAGGACGGCGAGGAGCTGCGCATCCGGGCGCTGCTGGCCGGCGAGAAGCCCGAGGGCCGCCAGCGGCCGTTCGAGCTGCGGGAGGCCGGCGCGCTGCAGGTTCTGTTCGACCTGGCGCTGGAGAGCGCGATGCGCCTCAGCGAGATGTACACGCTCGAGGTCGGGCAGGTGGACTTCGGCAAGCGCACGGTGTTCCTCGATCGCACGAAGAACGGCAGCAAGCGACAGGTGCCGTTGACCAGCGTGGCCGAGCGCGTGCTGCGCGCGCAGATCGGCAAGCGCAAGTCGGGGCTGGTGTTCCCGTGGTGGTCGGGCGAGCAGTCGGAGAAGGAGCGCCGGCGCACGACGTCGCTGCTGTCGCGGCAGTTCGGGCGGCTATTCGAGGCTGCGCAGTGCGAGGGCCTGCATTTCCACGACCTGCGCCACGAGGCCACCGCCCGGCTCTACGAGCGTACGACGCTGACGGACCTGCAGATCGCCAAGATCACGGGGCACAAGGATCTGCGGCAGCTGCAGCGCTACGCGAACCTGCGCGGCTCGGATCTGGCAGCGCGGCTGTGGTGAGGCACCAGAATTGTGGCCTCATAGAGGTTGAGGACCGCTTGGAGTGAACATGGACGACGAATTTTACCCAGAGCGCGACATTCAGTACGCGGCACAGGCCGAGATCGACTTCAGCGTTATCACTATGAGGCTCCGGTCACTCCCCATCTTTCGCGACGACCTGTGGTTGGGCATGCAGGCGATGAACGTTGGCATTGCCGATGCGATCATCACGCCGATGGAGTACGCGCTGGCGAAGGAGTTGTTCGATACTGAACGGACCCCGGGCGGGTCTGCCATGGCTGTGTCGGCTTTGTCTCAGATGTGGATATTCGGGCTCTACGAGGCGCTGCGTCTTTGGCGGGAGCGTCGGAAGGGTTTGAAGGTGCCATTCGAAAACGGTCGCATCGATCTAGAGCTCGCAGATCTGCCGAACGACGACGATCTGAATTTATCGCTCGACTTCCAGCGGCGCATGCTAGAGCGCTATCGAGACGACGCGGTCTTCCGTGATGAAATTGAAGACGCGTGGGCCACATTGGAGCCGATCTTTATGATGGTGGTGCTGTTTCGCATGAACCTTGCAAAGCACAGCGCGCCAGGGAGGAAGCGATCGTTTCCGAGTGCTCCTGGTTATGGCCGCATCAACCGCTGGTGCGGCGCACTGGACTATGAATTGTTGGACCAAGACGGTCACTACTCCACCATGAACCGGCGCGACATCGCAGACGCCCTGCGCTCAACGCTTGCCGACACCTAATCCCGTCTTGTCTGTGCCGCCTCTCGCTTCGAGCCGGTTTCGTAGGCCGTAAGGTCGGGAAGACTGCGGCCGTGTCGCTTGGTGGGCGGAGCGGGGTCGTTGGCCGCTTCCATCCGTGCTCGGTGCGCGATCGCGCGTGCCTTGGTCTGCTCGGCCTCCATGCGCGCGAGGAACGTATCCAGCGCGGCGCGGCGGAACACCAGGTGCTTCTGGTTTAGCGACACGCCGGGCAGCGAGCCGGTGTCGAACAGCTGGCGTGTCGCGTCGCGGCCCAGGTGCAAGTACTCCGCGGCTTGCTCCAGGCTGAAGGTGTCGTCGTGGGGGAGGGCGTCGAGCGGCTTCATGCGGCGAGTGCCTCTTCGATCTGTTGCGGCGCGGTGTTCGCGAGTGCGATCGCGCGCAGCGGGGGCGGGCTGACGGAGTTGCCGACCATGCGCACGGCGGCCGTGGTGGTGATGGGCGTGCCGTCTGCGGTGCGGTCGATGATGTAGTCGGCGGGGAAGCCCTGCGCACGGTAGAGCTCGTGCGGGCGGAGCATGCGCAGGCCGATGTCGACGATGACGTAGGGCGTGCCGCGCACCATGACGGTCACCAGCGCCAAGCGATCGCGGGTCGTCACGGTGTCGAGCGGGTCGCGCAGGTCGACGCCCAGCGCGGTGCCGTAGTACTTCACGAGGAACGCGGCGACGCGCAGGGCGCTGGCTTCGTGCTCGGGCGAGAGCGTGCATTCGACGACGGCATGGTGCTCGCCGCCGGCGGACATCGTGCGCACTGGGTCGTTCGCCTCGGCGCCGATGTTGTCGCCGCGCATCGTCACCATGTTGGCCGTGACCAGGCGTTGCTGGCTGCCGGACTGCGTGATCGTGGACACCGGGTCGCGGGCGCTACGAGGAGGCGAGGTGTTGCTGTTGGGTCCGCCTGCTGCCTGCTCAAGGAACGCGGTGACGACAGCATGCTTCACGCCGTCGACGAGCGTTCCCACCGGCTTGTCCAGGTGCGGGACGCGTGGCGCCTGGCCTTCGCGCTCGCCGTAGCCGGTTTGCACCAGCGTGGCGGCCGCAACGCCCATCGCATGCGCAGCGCCAGCGGGGCGCGCGGCACCGGCGCCGCTGGTGATGGTCGGCATCGGGTCGTTCGCGGCCACGCCGCTGCTGTCGCCGCGGAACTTCACCAGGTGCGCGGCGGCAACCGCATGGCCGCCGCTCGCGGTCGCGGTGACCACGCCCAGCGGGTCGTCAGCGGCCTTGCAGCCGCTGCCCCAGCGCTGGACGCCGCCGGGCTTGCCTTCACCGTGTGCTGCTTGGATCAGCGTCGGCGCGATCAGCGCGAAATGCCCGCCCTTCACGTTCGCGCATTGGGTGCGCAGCGGCTCGTCAGCGCGCCACGTCGCCGAGCGCGAGGCGTTGGCGTGCTCGGTGATTAGGGCTCCAACTCCACGAAGACCGGGTGCGCTCGCAGCTGTAGGGCCTCTGCCAGTTCCTGGCGCGTCATCCCCTCGAGCACATAGGTCACATGCATCGTCGACGGGTGCGTCAGAAAGCCCTCGTAATCGCCCGTCGTCGAGAACTTGTGGTACCGATGCACCGTTTCGTTCGCGACCAACTTCTCGATGAGGTTGGGTGCGTCCGTGAGGATCTCGCTTCGCCCGTTCCAGATCCCGCCGATGTACGTGACGTGCTTCATTGGTCGCTCCGAGTGCCGAAGCCGGAACGATATACGGCTCTTCCGCATCCAGCACGAAGCGCTTGATGCCCCGCGCAATGCGGCGGTGGGTGTTGTCGGCGAGCGGCTTCTTGCGGGTGAAGATGGATGGGCAGGGCAGCGACCAGTCGATGCAGTCGGCAGCGGTCACCAAGGGCAGCAGGCCGGGCGCCTTGCCGTGCGAGGGCGCGGGCCACATGACCGGCACGCCGTCGCGCCTGGCGACGAGGAAGAGCCGCTTGCGGCTGGTGCCAGCGCCGTGGTCGCTGGCGATTAGCTTGCGCCATTCCACGGTGTAGCCCAGGCCGCGCAGCGCGGCGACGAACTGGCGCCAGGTGCGTCCGGCGTGGCGGGTGTCGGGCGTGAGGAATTGGTTGCGCAGCGGCACCTGCTCGCCAACGGCGGCCACGCGGTGCACCAGCTTGCCGGTAGCTGGGTCCGGAATTTTCTCCAGCGTGACCACGCGGCCGGTCGCCTTGTCGCGCTTGGCAACCAGAGGGCCCCACTTCAGGATCTGTTCCACGTTCTCCAGGCTGATGATGCGCGGCGCATTGCCGGCGCGCGCCAGCATGCCGGCCCACTTCAGGACCACCCACGACAGCGAGCGTGTGGCGCGATCGCGCGGCTGCCCGCCCTTGGCCTGGCTGAAGTGCGTGCAGTCCGGCGAGGCGTGGAACCAGCCGACCGGCCGGCCCCACGTCTCGATGCGCGGATCTGCCTGCCAGACGTCCTCGCGCAGGTGGCGCGTGAGCGGGTGGTTGGCGGCGTGCATGCCGATCGCCAGGCGGTCGTGGTTGATGGCGATGTCAGGGTCGCGGCCGAGAGCCTGCTTCAGTGCCTCGGACGCACCGCCGCCGCCGGCGAACAGGTCGACGATGATCTCGCCCGCCAGCAGCGCGGAGACCAGCGGGCGGCGCGGGATGTTGAACTCGATCTGGCGGGAGCCGTCAGCCATTGGTAGGACCCTCCGCGATACGGAAGCCGACGACCCAGACCCACGGATTCGCGGCCCAGTCGCAGCCGGTGCTGGTCCAGATGTGCTCGAAGTGCTCGCGCGGTGTGGCGTTGTAGGCGTAATTCGGGATGGCCCCGTGACCGCCGACCGCGCCTTCCGCGAGACAGTCGGCTGCGCTGATCGCCTGCAGTCGCTCGACGCGCACGTCGGTGACTTCCAGCACCAGACGGCTTGCCCAGCGCGGCATGTGGATGCTCGGACGCAAAGGGGGCGGAGCGTCACCGTCGTCAGAGAATTCGCGGTCCCACTTCTCGGCCAGCTCATACGAAGGCGCCTGTACATTGCGTTCCGATTTGTCGGCGTTGTAGATGACCGACACCCTCGGCCCGCCTTCGTGGTCCGGGTCGTGGCTGTATCCCGGCAGCCAGTTCTCCCGCACCCATAGGCGATCACCAGGCTGACCGAGCGGGCAGGGCAGCACCTGGTCGACGCCGTCGCCGGCAGCGAGTGCCCACCACATGCCGTCTTCGTCTTCGCCGCCCCAGTTGGCAGGGTTATCCGAGGATTCGCCGCGACCGGCTGTGAAGTCGAACCCCTCGGGCAGCTTCACGACGCGGCGCGTTTGCGTCTTGCAGCCGTCGAGGATGGCCCGCACCATCGGGGCTGAGAAAAGGATGGGGCGCTCACGCATGGATCTGTGTCCTCTTGCCGTTGACTGGGGAAACGTCGCGGAATGGGCTGGGGTGGTGGTGGCTGGTGTCGTCGGCTTCCTCGTCTGGCGGCTGACTCGTGCAGCCAACCGCACGCAGAACGAGGTCGCGGAATTGCACATCGGCGCCGACGAGCGCGCGGGGAGACAGCAGGAAGTCGAGCGCTCGATGCTGCTGATCGAGCTGGCGCAGCCCGTCTCCATGGCCTATGCGTTGGCGACGGGGGTGGCGGCAGAACTCGATGCGTTCATCGAGGACGGAACCATTGCCCTTCGACTCACCAACAGCATCGAATCGCGCCAAGAATGGATCGCCCGAGTGGCAGCGCTTCAGCTTCCGGTCCGCGATTACGTCATCGATCGAATTCACCTGATCGGTAATCCGCTCGCGGCGCGCATCGTTAGAGCACGATCGTGGCCCATGTCGCTGAGTTCGCTGCTGGCCGTTGGCCGCACCACTACAGGCGATCGCGCAGTCAAGGATGCCAAGTTGGTGCTCGCCGGCTTGCGCATGCTCTGTCGAGAGTTGGAGGTCATCAACGAGCAATGCCTGGCGGCAATGCGTGAGGCCGGGCTCAACATCCCGCCAGCGGAGTCCGTGACCGCGTAGCGCGTTGCTCCCCGATTCGGAACAAGGGCGCAGCAAGCGGTGCAGACCGGTGCTGCCAAGGGAGGCATGCATCAGTCGGCGTTCGGCAGGTGGGCGGCGCACGTGGCGCAGCGGCCATCTTCGTCGGTCGGCGCGGTCCAGCTGTGACAGTCGGTGCAGCCGGGGATGTCGTCGGTGCCGTGAGCGAGGCCGGCGGTCAACATCTTCGGGCGGGCGTGCGTCATCAGGTGGTCGACGTGGGTGCACAGGCGCCGCACGCGCACATCGGTGTAGTCGACATCCGACCAGCCCATCAGCAGGCCGAACGCCACCGGCTTGGCGGCGCGCGCCTCGCGAGCGAAGACCAGCACGGCGCCTTCGCTACGATCGCCAGCCCAGCCGATGTAGGGATGCATGGTCGGGGCGTCACGCATGGTTCAACGCCCGGCTTGGATCTGGATACGACAGCTCGCCTGCCAGCACCTCCAGCGCCTGCTTGGTGATCGCGCTGATCTCGTCGGCGGTGGCTGCTCGCGGTTCGGCGCTGACCCAGTCCTGGCCGTGCGGCCAGAAGACACGCGCCGACTCATCCTGTGTGGGCCGCTTCTGCATCAGAGTCACCGTGCCGGGCATCGGCACCGACTCGTGGATGACCGACGGCTCTTGGCTGTATCGCTCGCCGGCCGTGTACTCGCGGCGGGATGCGAGTTTCAGGCTGGTGTCGAAACGCTCGGACTTGAACGCGGTGCCCACGCCTGGCTTCAGCACGACGCCATGCATCCGACGCGAATCCATCGCGCCGTCGTGCCACTCGCGGAAGATGCGGTTCTCGACGTTGCCGCAGATCACCAGCGAAGTCAGGCCCCACTGGAGGTGGTCGTGGATCGTGCTGACGTTCGGCACCGCGTGGTCCGGCGACCGCGCGTGCAGGCGCATGTCGCATCCCATGTGGAGGCGCAGCATGCCGAAGCCCTGCAGCGTCCAGCGGTGGCCGTGTGGCGCGGCGAGGATCTCGGCGATCACAATGCGCAGGGTGTCGAAGTCAGTCACGGCGCACCTCCCGCTCCTCGGCCGGCATCGGCGCGGCGGCGTATCCGGTGGCTGCCGCTGTTGCTCGGTGGCGCTTGCAGAGCGTGTCGCCCGGCATCGCATTGAAAGAGCATTTCCGCGGACCCGTCCAGTCGGTGACGACGATCTGATCGCACTGCACAGCATCTGGCACACCCCTAGCCGCACCAGCCTGCGATGCGCCGTCTTGCGCGCGGGCGGCGTCCGCGTAAGCCCGCATCTGCTCCGCGCTGTAGACCTCTTGCGCGCTGGTATAGCGGGGATCGTGGACATCGAAACGCTCGGTCCCGTTGACGCGCAGTAGCCAGTAGCCATCGGAACAGACCCGCGCGAACGAATCAGGCAGCGGCAGCGCGGCCACAGCATCACCGGCCACCGGGGCGCGCGCGGCGACCTTCTGCCCGATTCGCTCGCACATGGCGAGGTAGTCGGAAATCTGCTGCGGGGTCGGAATGGGCGCGGCAGGGGCGGCGGACAGGGCGGCGCGATGCATCCATGCGGCGCGGGCGAAGGACCACATACCGTCGTACTCCTTGCCTTGCTCGCTCCGGAACCACGCATCGAACGCGGCCGACTCATCCCCGGCGACTGCAGCAGGCTTCGTCGCGGCGAGGTAATCGTCGTAGCGCACCAGCAGCTGGTCGGGCAGAAGGCGGGACGCGGGCTGGGCAACGATCACGTGCACGCCGTCGATCATGCGTGCGCGGACGATGCGGGCCGTCGACGAGGCCGGGCCGATGTAGCGCGTCCACCACACGATGGCTTCGCCGTCCTCGTTGTCGTGGATGCTGACCAGCCGCCAGTCGTCACCTTCTGGCGGCTCCGGCGTCACCCACGAGAGGTCGACGCCGTCGTGATCGTCTTCTGGCCATTCGTGCGCGACAGAGCGAAGCTCCAGCCCCGCGCCGTTGAAGAACGGGGCGACGTCGACCTCGTCTTCGACGAACACCACCAGGCGGATATCCGGGTGCGTCAGTCGGCCGTCTTCGTCGCGAGCGGGAAGGCGCGCTGGGTCGAACAGGTCGCATGCGTTCATCGTGCGGCTCCGGTGTTTTTGTCCTCGTTGACGCAGTTCGCGCAGTTGGCCGGCTGCTCGAGCTTCGTCAGCGGCACGTGCAAGCCCATGAACCTGCCGAGCGCAACGATTCCCTGTGCGTGTTCGTCGCATGCCGGTGTCGGACCATTGGCCCAGTGCGCGTTGCACGTGGCGGGGTGCGTGATCGTTTCCATGAGTTGCTCCTGTGCGGGGCGCGCGGTTACGCGGCCAGTGCTGCGGAGGCTTTCCGCAGCCGCTGATCGAGGGCGGTGTTCTCGGCTTCCAGCTCGGCGATCCGGCGCTGGTCGGCAGCCCACTGCAGGGCGCGCTCGCGGTAGTGCGCGGCGTTGATGTGGTGGCCGGTCGTCGATTCGGCGTCAGCGAGCTGGTCCAGCAGCTCGGGGCCGCTGATCGTGTTCAGTGCGGTGATGTCAGTCATTGGCGGCTCGGGATTGGCGGAACAGTTGGGTGACGCCCAGGCGCTGGATGCGGCCGCCGCGGGCTTCGAATGCAGCGATATCCGCTGCGATGCGGGCGCTGTTGGCGACGTTGGCCTCGGGGATGGACGTGGCGGCTGGCGCCAGCTGGAAGTTGGTGCGCAGCGGCTTGGGCGGCGTGGTATCCAGGCGTTGCGATGCCGGTACGGCGGGCGCGGTGACGTGCGTCGCCTCGTGCTTGGCGCCGGGCAACGCCACTGCGCCCAGGCGATAGCGGACGTTGCCCTTGCCGTGTCCGATCTTGTCGACGTAGCCGCATTTCGACATGCGGATGAGGGCGGTGTTGGTGGGATCGATCGCGCCTTCGGGATCGATGGCGTTGCAGATCTCGCGCACGGTGAGCGGCTCGGCGGACTGGCGCAGGTACGCGTGGATGCGCGCGGTGCGGCCGTTGCGGATGCCGGGCTTGCCGGTGGGTTTCGTCCTCATGCCGCACCCGCCTGCGCGGCCAGCTGCTCGGCGGCCTCGATGCCTTCGCGGGTGAGGATGACGCTGGTGGCGAACTCGGTGCCGTCGTCGAACTGCAGCAGGCCGTCGCGCTGCAGGCGGAGCACGGTGCGGCGTGTCACGACGGTGACCTGGGCGGTTCCGCCCGTGCGCACGTTGGCAGAGGGCGGCGCGACGAAGCCGCCCTTGCAGCGGCGCAGGCGATGGGTGGGCGACGCCGCGGCAGCGAGCAGTGCGGCGCGGATCTGCGGGGTGAACTCCGAGCGGGGCATCGGGATGTCTCCTGCCGGCACGCGCCGGCATGTGGGTGTGAGGTCAGAGGCGCGTGGCGGCGAGCAGGACGAGAAGCGCGATCGCGATCGCCATGCGGGCCATGCCCGCGGCACGCCGGCGCTGTCGATACGTGCGCGTGCCGGTCGTCTCTCGCACGTGCGCCTGCAACTGCTGCTGGGCGGTGCGGTTGGTCGCTGTCATGCGTGGGCGCCCGTTGCATGCCGCGGCGTGGGCGGCGGGTACTGGTGGAAGCCATCGCGCGTGTCGGCGATGACGCGTGCGATCACGCGCTCGCGGGGCTCGTCGCGGCCCTGGTGCTGGTTGGCCCACAGCGCCAGGCGCACGCTGTCGAGGCGGATGACCAGGCCGGTCTGCTGCTCAGCCACGGTGCGCCGCCTCCCGCGCTTCCATCGCGCGGACGTGGGTGTCGTGTTCGGGCTGAGGGAGGTCGGCGTTGGCCTTGAGGATCTCGGGCGTCGCGTCCTCGAAGGCCGCTGCGACGTCGGCGCGGCTCGCGGTGATGCACTCCACGCGCGCCATCGGCAGGCAGCGGTGCTGCGCGGCTTCGACCTCGGCCAGCAGCTTGTCCAGGCCGTCGCCGTCGAAGCGGCCGGTGGCGACGCTGGCGATGTAGTGCGAGCGCAGGGCGTCGGTGAGGGCGGTCATCGCGGCGCGCTCCGCAGGTCGGCGCGGGCGCTGCGGGTGTGGTCGTTGTGGCCCCACGGCTGCGGTGCGGGGGCGGGCATAGCCGGCGCGATGTAGCTGCCGGTGGTGCCGGTGTGGCGGCTGTTCTCGATGCGCTCGAGCGCGTAGGCCAGCACCAGCAGCAGGAACGCGGCCAGCAGGCCGGCGAACGCGCCGATCCAGAAGCTGCCGGAGTTGAGGATGTCGAACATGCACGCCTCCATCGGTGAGATGAAAGCGGCGGGCGGATCGCCGGGGAGGGGTGGCCCCGTGTTGCCGGTCAGGGGAGGGACCGGCAGGCGACCCGCCGGCCGCTGTCCCGTGATGGGACGATGCGGACTTTAGCAAGCTAAAGAACGAAGTCAAGCGTGATGAAGTTTATTTGTCGGACAATGGTGCGACGACCACACACAGGGGTGACGCATGGACGCAACGCGAGTGGCAATCGGGCTGGTGCTGGCAGGGCTAGCCGCTGGCTTCGCGCAGGACGCCGCGGCTCAGGTCTACAAGTGCAAGGCGGCGGATGGTTCGACCGTGTACGCGCAGCAGCCCTGCGGCGCCAACGCGACGGAAGTGCAGGTACGCGCGGGCCCGACCGCGGCTCCGGCCGGTTCGGAGAGCAGCAACTACGCCGCGATCGCGCGCTCGACCGCCCTATCCGGTGCAGCGATTCGCGAGCGCAACTGCGTCGCACGTCAGGAGGCAGACATCTACCGGCCATTCCAGGCGCGGAAGGCATCGCAGGAGCAGCAGATCGCCGGCTTGAACGCCAACCTGGCACGCGCGAACAACAACCTGGCCGGTGCGACGTGGAGCACCGGCTTGCGCAACCAGATCAGCGCGCTGCGCGAGTCGATCTCGCGTGACCAGCTTGCGGCCGATTCGCAGATGGCGTCGGCGCGTCAGCAGTGCGCTGCCGAACGACAGCGCGCTGAGGAAGAGATTCGCCGTCAGGCGGAACAGCCGGCCGAGTAGGTCAGCGTGCGGCGGGTGCGTCCGGTGAGTCGCACCCGTGCTGGGCGCAATCCTCGAGCGTGGTCATGCGCTCGTGCAGCTCTTGCAGCTGCGTCTCGTCGAGCGCGCTCAGGCTGCTGACGCGCTCGCGGTCCAGAAACCGCTGTATTTCCCGTGTCCAACCGTAGCTGATCGCAATGCGGTTGATCTCGCGCATGGCGATTGCGCCCTCGCTGATGTCGCTGCAGGGCAGGGGGTCGTTCTGCACGAAGGCGTTGAAGCGCTTCCAGGCGTCTGATTCGTCGACCGGCATCGCCGGCAATGTGTCCGCCGGCCTGTCGCTGGCGTCCTTGATCAGCTCTCGTAGCCTGCTGACTCGTTGCTGCAACGCGTTCTCGCGCATGGTGCCACCCCCTGAATGATCAGGCGACGGCGCGTGCCAGTCTCAGCACCGTTGCCCTGGGTAATCCCTCGACGAGGAGTTCGTGGCAGATCTGCACCATCTCGGCCCTCTTCTCGGGAGTCTGGGTGCGCCCTTGCAGCGCTTCCTCGACCAACTGGAAGGCGAGTGTCAGAACGTCGCGTTGCAAATCCTGCGACGGGGCGTAGCCGGCTTTGCTCTCGTGCAGGTGGGTGACCTTCGCCGGCTCGCCCAGCAGCAGCTCGAAGGGCTCGATCTGCGCGGCCTGGGCGATCTTCCACAGCATCTTCGCCTTGACGTGCTCGACGACGACCTTGTCGTTGATCCAGTTGTGGATGGTGGCTTCGGTCGTGCCCGCGGCTCGGGCGACGTCCACGGGCTTGCGCCCGGCGCGCTCGAGCGCCGCTTTCAGCCGAGTACCGAGGGATCCGGAAGTCATAAGGCAGCTTAAGCGCCGCCGACTTGAGGGGGGTTTACTTTGAGACTTTAGAGGACTTAAGATCGGCGCCACCATGATCAAGCTCACAAAGACAGTGCTCCGCTCAGGGCTCGCCGACGAGACGGGCCGGCCGGCAACCGATGCCGCGATTGCCCGGTTCTTCGGCATCAGCCAGTCGGCGGTCCACCAGTGGGGCAGCGACGATGCGCGCATCCCCGAATTCCGCGAGATGCAGGCGGCGTTGAAGCGGCCTGACCTGTTCGGTTCGATTGCCACGCCCGCCGCCAACGACGACGTCGGTCCGGGCAGTGAAGAACACGGCGACCGGCGCGCCGATGCCGGTGCGGATGTCGAAGTGGCGCAGGGCGCTGAATCGGATGTCCATAGCCGGCCATCGTCCGGCAGCGCGGGTACCGTCGCCACGCTGATCCGCGGCACCGATCAGGGTGGCGCGCGATGACGTGCCGCTACTCGGACATCGACTGGCGGGATGCGCTGTACAACGCCGTGCGCAACACGCCGGGTGGCCTGAAGGATGCGGCCGGGTATCTGACCGCGCGTCGCGGCAAGGCGATCGCCACCGAGTCGCTGCGCAAGAAGCTGCGCGGCCTGGAAGGCGAGTCGCTGTCGATGGAAATGGCGGAACTGCTGACCGAGTGGATGCAGGAGCGGGCAGGGACGGACGGGTTTGCGACCGACTGGATCCAGGCATTGGCGGTTCGGTTCGGTGGCGCAGTGGATTTCACGCCGCCCGCGCCGGAGAACGGCTGGGCCTGCGAGCTGACGGCCATGCGCGACAAGGTGCTGAGCATCAGCCAGCTGGCCGGCAATCTGTCGGGCACCACGCTGGGTGCATTGATGGACGGCAAGGTCTCGCCGGACGAGGCCAATGCATTGGCGAAGGAGCTGCGTGCGCTGCGCAAGACTGCCCATCGCATGGAGCGCAACGTGTTGCGCGTGGCGCGGCAGGTGCTGGCGCATGACTGACCCGCAGCCCTACGACACGGGCGAGGAAGGCTATCTGGCCTTCGTGATGACAGGCGTGCGGCGCAATGCCGATGCGCAGAACCAGCCCGACGCCAAGCGCGTGGGCGAGCAGGGGGACGATACCGATGGCCGATGACGCCGACCGCGTGCAGGACATGACCGAACGCCAGATGGCGAACGCGCTGGAGCATCGCGCGCGTGTGCAGGCGAACGGGCGACCGGGCCTCACGCATTGCGAACAGCTGGACTGCGGCATGCCGATCTCGGCCTTGCGCACGCAGATGGGCGCGCGGCTGTGCGTGCCGTGTGCGAACGACGAGGAAGCCCGTGGCGTGCACCAGGCCGCATGGAGGCGCAGGTGAGCCATGGGACTGCCACGCGGCCATCGGGAATCCGCGACACACCGGCCACCGAATGCGGCCTCGATGCGCTGCTTGCAGGAGGCGATGGAAGCACTGACGGCACCGCCGATCGGGCGCACGTCGGACGAGATGCTGGCGGAGCTGGAGCAGCGGCGTATCGAGGCGACGCGTGCACGGCAGATGCCACTGTTGCCCGGCACCTGCAGCGACTGACCGTGCCCAACTTGGTCGAGGCATACCGCGGCCTGCCTGATGCAGTGCTGCGGAAGGAAATCAAGCGGCTCGCCTACGAGGCGCGCATCGCCCAGCGCCGCCATGTCGCGGCGCTTCGTGCGCTCAAGCAACAGCGGCGGGCGGCCGCGCGCGCGTGATCCGCTCCCCGCACCCCTTGGTGGTGGAGATCGACCGCGTTTTCGCGACCCCCTTCGCGCGTTCTCACGACGCTGAACGAATTGTTAAGAGAGCCGGGCGCGGGTCCTCCTGGGCCGCCTTCGACGCGGGTAATCAGACGCGCGAAAGCCGCGTAGTCAGTGGGGTCGAGAGTTACTGAAATGGCCTCGAACCTCGATGTTGTCCTGAACCAACTGCGCTCGGCGGGTCTGCTGGTCGAGCGCCTCGAAATCGGTACCCCGCGCCCCATCCGGTGCCTCGTCGAGGGCGGCGGGCGCGAGCGCCGCGGCTGGTACCGGCTGTACGAAATGCCGACCAGCACCGGCGACATGCTCATCGTCGGCAGCTACGGCATCTGGCTGGGCAACGAGAACAACGCGCAGAAGGTCACGCTGTCGAAGGGCGCGGCGCTGAGCGACGAGCAGCGCGAGACACTGCGGAAGCGTCTGGCCGACGACCGCCGGAAGCTCGAGCAGGAGCGCAAGCGCCAGGCCGAACGCGCCGCCCATCGCGCCACCGCGGCCTGGGCCCGCCTGCTGCCCGATGCCGACTCGGACTACCTGGCAGGGAAGGGTGTCCGCGGCCACGGCCTGCGCTACACGCCCAACGGCACGGCCGTCGTGCCGCTGCTCGATACCGGTGGGCGCCTGCACGGACTGCAGTTCCTTCGGAGCGCGAAACAGGCCGAGGCCAGCGGCCGGCACGCGAAGGAGTTCTGGCCGGCCGGCCTGATCAAGAAAGGGCACTTCCACCTGGTCGGCACGCCCGACTGGATCGTTCTGGTGGCCGAGGGCTACGCCACTGCCGCGACGCTGCACGAGGCCACCGGCTATCCCGTCGCGATCGCGTTCGATGCCGGCAATCTGGAGCCTGTCGCCACCGCACTGCGCAAGCGCTACAAGCGCGCCAAGATCCTGATCTGCGCCGACGACGACGTCCTGGCGAAGTGCCAGAACCGCGAGTGCCGCGGCCGCATCGTGCTCACCGAAGACCCGGTCACGTGTCCGCACTGCCACGAGGCGCACAGCGCGACCAACGCCGGCATCACCAGCGGCACCAACGCGGCGATCGCGGTCGACGGCGCGTGGGTCGCGCCGATCTTCGCCGATGAAGCCGAGCGCGCGGACCGCTACCGCAAGACCGGCCGCAAGATCTCCGACTTCAACGACCTGCACGCCACCGAAGGGCTGCATGTCGTGCGCACGCAGGTCGAGGCCCGCATCCTGGCGCTGTCGTGGCGTGCCCCGAGCGCCGCGCCTTCTTCCTCCAACCCGGGGGGCGGGGACGGCCGAAAGCTGCGCCCCATCCAAGACCTCGGCGAGCTGCTGCCGCGGTTCTCGCTGGTCTACGCCGCCGGCGGCGCGGTGTTCGATCGCAAGGAACACTGCCTGCTGCCGATCACCGACATGCGGAACATCTGCATCCGCGCCGATCTGCACAAGGCGTGGATGGAGCATCCCGAGCGCGACATCGTCCGCCAGGAGGAAGTCGGCTTCGATCCGGCCGAGACCGACCCCGCGATCACCTGCAACCTGTGGAGCGGCTGGCCCACCGCGCCGCGCGCCGGCAACTGCGAGCGCCTGCTGGACCTGCTGCGGTTTCTCTGCAGCGACGAGCGCAACCGCTCCGACGAGCTGTTCAACTGGGTGCTGCGCTGGGTGGCCTATCCCATCCAGCACCCCGGCGCGAAGATGAAGACCACCATCGTCGTGCACGGCGGGCAGGGCGCCGGCAAGAATCTGTTCTTCGAATGCGTGATGGGCATCTACGGCAAGTACGGCCGCATCCTCGATCAGGACGCCCTCGTCGACAAACACAACGACTGGGCCAGCCGGAAGCTGTTCCTCATCGCCGACGAGGTCGTCGCCCAGGCCCACCGATTCGAGTTGAAGAACAAGCTCAAGACGCTGATCACCGGCACCCAGATCCGCATCAACCCGAAGCACATTGCGGCCTACGACGAGGCCAACCACTGCAATCTGGTCTTTCTCTCCAACGAGGACATGCCAGCCGTCCTCGAGGAAGACGACCGGCGCCACTGCGTGATCTGGACGCCCTCGGAGCAGAAGCCGGACTACTACGCCGCCATCCGCGCAGAGATCGCCGCCGGCGGCATCGAAGCACTGCACGAGCATCTACTGCACCTCGACCTAGGCGACTTCCACGCCGGCACCCGCCCGCCTGAAACGCTCGCCAAACGCACGCTGGTGGGCCTGGCGCGCGACACGCCGCTGGTGTTCGCCGATGCCCTGATCACCGGTGACATCGGCAAGCTGCAGCCCGTGCCGGGCCTCACGGTGGACTGGTACGCCATCTACCAACGCTGGTGCAGCACCATCGGTGAGAAACCCGCGCCGATGAAGCGCTTCCTCAACACGCTCGAGCGAAAACGGGGCTACGCGACCGAGCGCAAGCGTTACCTCGACGGCCAGACCGTCGTGCATCCGAAGTCGGTGCTGACCTTCGGCATCCGCCCGCCCGAAGGCATCGCCGAGACCGAATGGCTGGGCGATCAGATCCTCACGATGAAGAACGCCATGGCCGACTTCCGCGGGGGCCTGGCGTGATCGCGCCCGTCGCTGTGCGGCCTGTGCGGGCAGCCGTGCGGGCACCTGTGCGGGCAGAAACCGCGCAACCACGCGGGTTGTGCGGCCTGTGCGGGCAAATCCACCGCGCCCGTGTAGGCGTATGCGCACACCTGCGCCCATGCGTACACCCGCGCGTGCACGTGGGTGCATGCCCGCACAGGCCGCACACGCCGCACAGCCGCGACGTGGCGCGGGTTCGCGGGCCTCGCTCCCCGCACAGGTGGCCGCACGCCCCGCCGCACAGCCGTGTCGCCTCGCGCGCGTCCCTTCCCACCCTCGTTGCTCGAAAGAAAATGGATGGAGACCCCTCGATGCAGTCGGACGGTCGGCAGCTGGATCTGGTGCGGCACAGCGACGCAGCGGTTGCGGCGGCGCACCGCCTGGCGGCCCAGACCGCGCTGCTGAATCCCTACGAGTCCCGCGAGGCGTGCGAACGCCGCGCTGCCCATCACCTGGCCGAGGCCGCGCGCCTGTCCCGCTCGGAGCCCGCCGCGTGACCGCCGCCGAGACCGCCGCCGAGACCATGGGCTTCCGCGAGTTCGCGGACCACCTGCGCGTCAAGGCCGGCTACGTCACCGAGTTGCGCAAGGCTGGGCGGCTGGTGCTGACCGACGACGGCAAGCGCGTGCGTGTGGCCGAGAGCCTGCAGCTCATCGCCGACTCCCGCGATCCCAGCCGCGCCGGCGTCGTCGCGCGCCACGCGGAAGCGCGCGGCGCCGAGGTCACCGCCCCCGCGGCGGACAGTGGCGAAGACGAGGACGACGACACGCAGACCGGCGGCATCACTGGCAGCCACGGCTGGCGCCGCGCCAAGGCCCAGGCCGACAAGGAAGAGGCCCTCGCCCGCAAGGCCCTGCGCGACGAGCAGATCGAACTCGGCACGCTGCTCGTCATCGATGAGGTCGTCGCGTCGCTGGCCACCACCATCACCACGCTGCGCACCGGGCTACAGAACCTCCGCTCCACCCTGGCGCCTTCGCTCGCCGCCGCACAGACCGAGGAACAGGTCGGCGCGCTGCTGGGCGAAGCGATCGAAAGCGCCCTCGACGAATGCGCCCGCGAGCTTCACTCCATCGCGAAGGGGAAGGCGGCATGACCGCCGCTGCCCTCTACCAGGCCGCCGCCCGCGCCATCGCGCCGCGCAAGCCCATGCGCGTCAGCGAGTGGGCAGACCGCAATCGCGTGCTGTCGCAGAAGGGCAGCGCGATCGGCGGCCAGTGGCGCAGCAGCCGCAACCCGCTGCAGATCGAGATCATGGATTGCTTCAGCGCCCGCAGCCCGGTGCGCGATGTCGTCGCCATCCTGCCCATCCAGTTCGGCAAGAGCGAGATCGAGACCAACATCCTCGGCTACACGATGTGCGAAGACCCGGGCCCGGTGATGGTCGCCTTCCCGGGCGAAGTGTCGATGAACAAGTGGATCGACCAGAAGCTCAGCCCGCTGATCGAATCCACGCCCGCCGTTTCGCGCGTGCTCACCAGCATCGCCAGTCGCGAGTCCAGCAACCGCCGGCACTTCAAGGATTTTCAGGGCGGCCAGCTGTATATCGAGCACGCCGGCAACCCGGTGCGCCTCAAGTCGACATCGGTCAAAGTCACGCTGGGCGACGAGTTCTCCAGCTTCGCCAACCTGCTGCGCGGCGGCGACGATCCCGAAGCGCTGCTCGACGGCCGCAACTCGGCATTCCCGACGACTTACAAGCGTCTGAAGGTCGGCACGCCCGAGCTGATGGGCTTGTGCCGATTGACCATGCTGTGGGAGAAGTCCGACAAGCGACTGTTCCACGTGAACTGTCCGGACTGCGGGCACGCGCAGCCGCTGGAATGGCCGGGCCTGCACTGGACGCCCGACGCTTCGCGCTGCTGGTACGTCTGCCGCGAGTGCGGCGTGGTGATCGAGGAACACCAGAAGGCGCAGCTGCTCGCCGCCGGGCAGTGGATCCCGACCGGCGACGTGCACGCGCGCATCCGTGGCTACCAGGCGAACTGCCTGTACTACCCGCTCGGCCTCGGCCCGCGCTGGCTCGACCTTGTGCACATGTGGCGCGACGCACAGGTCGACCCGGGCAAGCTGAAGACCTTCATCAACGACCGGCTGGCGGAGGCGTGGGAAGACCCTGCGATGCGCGCGGTCAAGCACAACGTCATCGCCGATCGCGTCGAGCCCTACAAGCTGCGCGTCGCGCCGGCCGGCGCCCTGGTGCTGACCGCGGGCGTCGACACGCAGGACAACCGCCTGGCCGTGCAGATCATCGGGTGGGGCAGGGGCATGACCTGCTGGATCCTCGATTACGTCGAGCTCGACGGCGACCCCGCCAACCCGGAGGTCTGGGCGAAGCTGACCGATCTGCTCAACAAGCCCATCGAGCACGAGCGTGGCGGCGTGGTCCGCGTGCAGGCCACCGCGCTCGACGCCGGTGGCCACCGCACCGAGGCCGTCAAGCACTTCGTCCGCGAGCGCCGAATCGCGCGGCCGCTGTGCATCTTCGGCGCCGTGCCCAACAACGCACCGGTGCTATCGAAAGCGAAGCTGCAGGACGTGAACTGGCGGGGCCAGCTGGACAAGCGCGGCGTGCATATCCAGCACGTCGGCACAGTGGGCATCAAGCATCTGCTCTACAGCCGCCTGTCGGCCGATGCCGACAAGCCCGTCGACGCGCGCATGGTCCACCTGTCCGATGAGCTGGAACAGTCCTACCTCGGCGGCCTGGTGTCGGAAACCTACAACCCCGCGAAGAACCGGTTCGAGAAAAAGCGCGGCGCGCCGCGTAACGAACCGCTCGACACCTGGGTCTACGCCTACGCCGCCACGCATCACCAGGAGCTGCGCTTGCACCGGTTCACCAAGGCCGACTGGGACGCCGTCGAGCTGCGCATCTGCGCCACGCCCAACGCCCCGTCGGCGAATGATTCCCGTGAAACATCGTCTGTTCGGCATCAACAAGTGCCCGCGAGTGCGATCGAGGATTCCCGTGGAACACAACAAAAGCGGCGCGCAAAGGGAGGCGTAGTCGATGGCGACTGGAATTTCTGACGTTGATCGGGATAACGACCTCACCGAGCGAATGCGCCGTGACATCCTGCGCGCCATCATCGATGGCACCGGCGTGCAGGAGCAGGTCGCATTGCCGTTCGCCAACTCGGTGCTGGCATGGCTGCAGGCCGAGCACCCAGGGCAACGCTTCTATGTGCCCGCCCCTACGAGGCAGTACGACCTGCTACAGATCGATGCCGCATTGCGTGCAGGCGAGGCGCCGCGCGCCGTCTGCCGGCAGCACCGGATCTCTGCCAGAACATTGCAGCGCCTCTTCCCCGGCGGTCTTCCGAAAGCACAAAAATCAGGTTGAAAAGACGGCGCGCGCCAACCTTTGACAGAACTTGGCGCAGGCGCATTTTTTGCGCCTTTTGAATCAGTAGTTTGCAAAACAGCCGCGCCAAGTTTTGCCAAGACTTGGCGCGGCCCGATGCCCAGCATATGTCCCCATGCCCAGCATCAATGCGCAACGCCTGCAGCTGTACCGTGACGCCGAAGCGCAGATTCTGCGCGGGCAGTCGGTGCGCATCGGCGACCGGATGCTGCAGCGGGCGGACCTGGAACAGGTGCGCACGGCCATCTCCGAATTGCAGGCGGCCGTCGATCGCGAGACCGCGTTCGCCACTGGCCGCGGCGGCCGGTTTTCGCAGGCAGACTTCGGTGGGCGCGCATGACTGCCACCGTCGCGCGTCAGCGCCTCGCCATCGTCGACAACGACCGCGCGGCGCGCGTCCAGGCCGCGCAAGCGGAAGCGGTCATCGCAAAGAAGGATCAGCAGATCCGTGTGCTGTCGTCGGTGCACGAGGCGACGCGCCCGTCGCGTAACCGTAAGCGCGCGTCCGACTGGGGCAGCGCCAACAGCATCGTCGGTCAGGACGCGCGCCAGCTGCGCACCGAGGCGCGCCGTCTGGAGCGCGACCACGATATCGCGCGCAACGCCCTCAACATCCTGCAGCAGAACACGGTCGGCAGCGGCATCGATGTCATCCCCGCGCCGCGAAAAGCGGGCGGCGAGATCGACCGCGACCTGGCGGCGAAGCTCAAGACGCTCTGGGATGCGTGGTGGGACCGGCCGGAAGTCACCAAGCGCCACGACTGGGGCAAGTGCCAGCAGCTGCTGGCCCGCAGCTTGTACCGCGATGGCGAGGTGTTCTACCAGCCGCTGATCGGGCCGGTGCCCTTCCTGCGCCACGGCACCGGCATTCCGTTCTCGATCGAGATGCTCGAGGCGGACATGGTGCCGCTGGACATGCACGACCTGGAGCGCCGCATCCGGCAGGGCGTGGAAACCAACGCCTGGGGCGAGCCCGTCGCTTACCACGTGTACAAGTCGCATCCGGGCGACGGCTTCGCCACGTTGATCGCAGAGACCAAGCGCGTCTCCGCCGACCAGCTGCGGCACGTCGCGCTGACCGACCGCATCCACCAGCTGCGTGGCCTGTCCATCTTCGCCAGCGTGATCACGCGTCTGGCCGACATCAAGGAATACGAGGACAGCGAGCGCATCGCCGCGAAGGTGGCGGCCTCGCTGTCGGCGCAGATCAAGAAAGGCGACGCGGCGGCTTACACCGGCGGTGCTTCGGCCGGCGACATGAACATCGTGGGCCAGACCGTGCTGCCGTCGGGCGATCGCGAGTACCGCGCCCTGACCATGCGCCCCGGCATGATCGCCGACGACCTGCTGCCCGGCGAAAGCATCGAGCTGATCGACAGCAAGCGGCCGAACCCCAACACCGAGCTGTTCCGCTCCGGCCAGCTGCGCGCCGCATCAGGCGGTCTGCTCGTCAGCTACAGCGGCCTCTCCCGCGATTACAGCAGCGGCACGTATTCCTCGCAGCGGCAGGAGCTGGTGGAGCAGTGGGGCGTCTACCAGACGCTCGGCGAGTTCCACATCGCAACGATCAACCGCCCGGTCTGGCGTGACTTCGTCGTCGCGTGCGTGCTGTCCAACCAGGTGCGCATGCCCGCCGGCTGGACGCTCGACGAGCTGTGCGCTGCGACCTACGTGCGTCCGGTCATGCCGTGGATCGACCCGATGAAGGAATCGCTCGCCATGGGTGAGGCCGAGGACCGCGGCTGGGTCGCGCCGCAGCAGAACATCCTGCTGCGCGGCAACGACCCGGACGAAGTCCTGCGCCAGCGGCGCGACTGGCAGCAGCAGCTCACAGACACCGGCAACGTCCCGCCGGCCCCGACCCTCGATCCCGAAGCCCGCGCACGCCTTCGTCGCGACGTGGTGTCGGCTGTCGTCACGGAGAACACCTGATGCCCGACCTGACCATCAAGCCCATTTCCTCGCGCCTGCGCGAGGCCCTTGCGTCGGCGTCCACGAAAGCGCCGGCGCCCGTCGCGTCCAAGCCCGGCAGCATGCGCGTGCTCGCCGCTGCGGCAGGCGTCGTCGAGGTGATGATCTACGGCGACATCGGCAGCAGCTGGTGGGACGACGAGTCCGTCACCGCGCGCTCGGTCGTGGACACGCTGCGCGACAGCGGCGCGACAACCATTGAAGTGCGTATCAACAGCTACGGCGGCAGCGTCAGCGACGGCGTCGCCATCCATAACGAGTTGCGCCGCCAGGCGCGCGAAGGCGTCACGGTCAATGTCACCGTCGACGGCGTGGCCTGCTCCATCGCCTCGCTGATCGCCGCGGCCGGCGACCAGCATGCGCCGTGGGGCTCGCTCTACATCGACGGCAACGCCCGCGAGATCCGCGAGCTGTCCGAAGAGTTCGCCAGCACGCTCGATGTCTTCGGCAAGGCTATGTCCGGCAGCTATGCCCGCAAGACCGGGCGCCCGGCCAGCGAGTTCGATGCCATGTGGGATGCCGGAAAGGACTACTGGTACACGGCCGAAGACGCGCTGGCCGCGGGCCTGTGCGACGAGCTGATCGACACCAACGACGCGCCCGCCGAGGAAGACACCCTCGCCGCGAACGCGCTGCTCGAAGGCCTGGTCGCGCGTGCACCCGGTCTGGCGAGGCAGATCACCGCCGCGCTGCGCGCGCCGGTCCCCGGTTCCCCAACGGCGACGGCCACGGCAGCAGCCACGGCGTCGCCCCCCCATTCGCCGGCGCCTGCCGGTGCACAGGCGGCAACGGCCGTCACCACCACCGGAGATACATCCATGCCCCAGAACAACCCGACCGGTGCGCCGACGCCGGACCAGATCAGCGCCGCGGTCCGCGATTCGATCGCGGCCATGCAGACGCGCAACGCCGAGATCAAGGCGAGCGCGGAGCCGCATTTCGGCAACGCCGAAGTCCGCGCGCTCTACGACAACGTCGTCGCTGCGGCGGATCCCACCATCACCACGGCCGATGTCAACGCGCAGATCCTGACGATCCTCGCCAAGGGCCGCGGTCCGCTGGGCGGCAACGCGGGTGAAGGCGTGGTCGTCGACGACGGCGAGAACCGCCGCGCCGGCATGGCCGAAGCCATCCAGGCGCGCATGGGCCACGGCGACGCCAAGGCGGCGGGCAACCACTTCCGCGGCCTGTCGCTCTACGACATGGCCCGCGAGTGCGCCGCCGCGGCCGGCGTCAACGTCCGCGGTATGGATCAGCTGGACGTGGTCAAGGCCGCGATCACGCACACGTCCAGCGACTTTCCGCAGCTGACCGGCGATGTCGTCAACCGCAGCGTCATGCGCGGCTACGAAAGCGTGCCGGAAGTGTTCGAGCGGTTCGTGCAGGACGTCAGCGTGCCTGACTTCCGCAAGCAGACGCTGGTCGGCCTGGGCCACTTCGTCGGTATCAAGGAAGTGCCGGAGGGCGGCGAGTACGAGTACGGCACGTTCGCCACCATGGGTCAGGAAGTCCAGCTGAAGAAGCTGGGCGGCATGTTCTCGATCACCGACGAGGCGATCATCAACGACGACCTCGGCCTGTTCAACACCGTGCCGTTCAAGATGGGCGCGGCGGTGCACACCGCCCTGGGCGATCGCGTGTTCCACCTGATCACCAGCAACCCGGTCCTCGCCGACGGCATCGCGCTGTTCCACGCCGACCATCGCAACCTGCTGACCGCCGAAGCGCCGACCACCGCCGTCATCGACAAGATGATCCGCGCGATGGCGCTGCAGAAGGACACCACCGGCGCCCGCGTTCGCGCGCGCCTGAAGTACGTCCTGGCGCCGGTCGGTCTGGGCGGCACGATCAGCACCATCCTCAACAGCGAGTACGAAGTCGGCACCACGGCGCGCAACAACACCACGCCGAACCTGGTGCGCGGCCGCTTCGAAGTGGTCGAGGATCCGCGCCTCGACGATCACAGCGCCACCGCGTTCTACGGCGTTGCCGATCCGGCATCGGCCGGCGGCATCGTCATCGCCTACCGCAACGGCGTGAAGGTCCCGCGCGTCACGCAGAAGGAAGGCTGGAACGTCGACGGCATCGAATTCAAGGTGCGCCTCGACGCCAACCCCGCCATCGGCGACTTCATCGGCCTCAACAAGAACCCCGGCGCGGCCTGACGCAAGGCCGGGCGGTCGCCCTGACCGCCCGGTACCGCGCACCTCGTCCTTCGCATCAGTCCGCCTCTCCCGGAGCACCCCATGAAGAACTTCAAGCGTCACGGCGAAACCATCGCCTTCACCGCCGCGGCAGACACGCCCAGCGGCCAGCTCGTGCTGGTCGGCGGCGTCGCGGCCATCGCCCTCAACAACGTGCTGTCCGGCCAGGTCGGCGAGGCCCGCGCCGAGGGTGTGTACGAGCTGCCGAAGCAGACCGCCACCACCGCCGCCGTTGGCCTGGATGCCTACGTCACGGCTGGCGGCAACGTCACCGGCACCGCAAGCGGCAACACCCGTATCGGCCGCTTCTGGGCCGCTGCGGTGGCGGACACGGTCACCGCGCTCGTGAAAATCAACACCCCGTAACACCTCTCTCCACCCGCGCACGCGTGCCCCGTCAGGCGCGTGCGCGGGTTGGACCTGACCACGAGTGCCGAGGCGACCATGAGCCGAGCGTTGTTCGACAAGATGATCGATCGCGTGCTGTCCCACGAGGGCGGCTTCAGCGAGGACCGCACGGACCCGGGCAACTGGACCGGCGGCCGCGTCGGTGCCGGCAAGCTGCTGGGCACCAAGTTTGGGATCGCTGCCAACACCTATCCGACGCTCGACATCCGCAACCTCACGCGGAAACAGGCGGTCGAGATCTACCACCGCGACTTCTGGCTCGCGTCGAAGGCGGATCGCCTCCCGGCCGCCGTCGCGTTCAGCGCGCTGGATGGCGCGATCAACAGCGGTGCGCGCCGCAGCATCCAGTGGCTGCAGCAGGCGGCAGGCGTCGCCGATGACGGCTTGTTCGGCCCGCGCACCGCGGCGGCCGTCGCAAAGGCGGACCCCAACGATCTGCTGCTGCGCTACAACGCAGCGCGCCTGGACTTCATGACGCGCCTCGGCAGCTGGAAGAGCCACGGCGCCGGCTGGGCGCGGCGGATCGCGCAGAATCTGCTCCATGGCGCGGCGGACAACTGATGCGCGCCGGTGCAGGGACGCGACTGGGCTTGGGCGCCGCCGGCGGCGCGGCCGTGTGGGCGTGGCTGTCGGACCCGGTGGAATCCCGTCGTTCGATCGAATGGGCGTGGACCTTCCTGCTGACGCTCATCGAGGAAGGCCCGATCTCGCTGTGGGCCGTCGTGCTGGCGGTACTGGCCGGCTGGCTGGTGACGCTGCGCGTGGGCATGCTGCCGATGCGGTGCCTGTCGCCATCCGCACATGCGGTGGTCGCGCAGCTGGCCGGCGCGGTCGCGTCGTTCACCGTGGTGTTCCTGCTGTGGCGGGAACCCATCGGCCTGATCATCGGCGCGCTGGTGGGCTTGTCGGCGCCGTACACCTGGACGCTGATTCTCATCCTGCTGGAGCTGTGCCCGGCCGCGTGGGCCAGCCGCTGGGCGGTGGAGCTGCGCGGCGAAGGGCGCCAGTTGGAACTGCCGATGAGGCGCCGTCGCCGATGAACGATCAGGCGAGCTTCGGTCATTACGTCGTCGAGGACGAGAGCCTGCGCAATGCGGTCTCCCTCGTCGAGCGCTTCGAAACCTTCCACGCGTTTCCCCATGAATCGAAGGATGGCGTCGTGATCGGATTCCTGCGACGCCTGGGCCGCCGCGGTATCTCGCTGGGGGAGGCGCGCACCATGCTGCGCGCGGACCTGACCGGGCACCTGTCAGCGCTGCGCAGTCTCATCTTCGCGCAGGGCGCCGATCGCCTTGGCTCGCCTCGCGTCGCCGTGCTGCTGCATCTGGCGCAGGTGATGGGCGTCGAGCGCGTCGTCGGCTGGCGCGACCTGTGGGACGACCTGCGGCGTGGCGATTTCGAGTCCGCCGCCAACCACCTGCTGCTCAGCGAGTGGCCCAGCCTGATCGGCGAAACGCTCAGCGAGCGCATGCGCGCTGTGGCCCTGCAGCAGATCCTGCGCACCGGGCAGATGCCGGAGCGCAAGGCGTGATCGGTTTCGTCGCCGGCAACGTGTGGTGGCTGCTGCCGCTCGTGGTGATCGCGGTCGCCGTCGTCGCGCCGGCCGCCGTGTGGCGCCTGCGTTGGCCGCTGGCGCTGGCCCTCGTCGCCATTGCGGCCGCGGTGTTCTGGCTGGACGCCAATTCCCTGCGCCAGGTGCTGGCCGAGCGCGATCGCGCCGAAGCCGTCGCCGGCTTCAAGACCGTCATCGACGTGCGCGCCACCGAGCAGGCCGGGGCGGAATCCGTTTCCCAGATCGGAGTGGCCCATGAGCAAGACCGCCTCGCTGCAGAGGATGTACCCGACGCTGTGGCTGCTGCTGTGCACGCTGGCGATCTCCGCCTGCGCCAGCAGTGGGCCGGTTGCGAGACGCGACTTCTGTCCGCAACTGCCGCCGCCGCCGCCAGCGGTGATGCGTCCGCCGCAAGCGGAGCAGAAGCTGCGGGCCGAGTTGTTCGAATCGGACGCGACGCCGACGACCAGCTCCAGGCCTGCCAGGCCACGCTGATCGAATACCGCGCCATCGCGAACGGCGAGTTGCAGCCGTGAGTCAGCGTGCCGCCCTTGCCGAGATTGACTTCGAGTTGCATGCCGCGTTCGTCGATGCCGGACTTGCGGACCTCGGCGTCTACTGGCCGCCGAATTCCCCACCGGAGGCCGTGCCGTTCGACGCGCACGTCTACGTCGACCGCGACATCCAGACGCTGGGCGACGTGCGGCAGGCGGTCGCCGGCCGCGTCGAGGTGGCCTACGTGCTCAGCCCGCTGTTCAAGCCGGAGCAGGGCGGCGTGCTGGTGGTCGACGGCGATCGCTACGAGAACGCGGCCGCGATCTCGGACGACGGCTCGCTCAGTCGCTGGATGGTGCGTCGTGCCCGCGCCTGAGCTGGAGCCCATCACCTGGCGCGCACTCGAGGCGCTGGCCGATGTCGTGCGCGGCATCACGACAGCCGCCGGATATCGCACGGAGCTGGGAGCCGGGAACGTGGTGCTGGACGACGAGGACGTCGACGGCGACGACTCCGACGAGGCCTGCATCTTCATCGACGCCACTGACATCGACCCCGCCGCCGGCGGCAAGCGCTTCGACAGTCCGACGATGGAGATCACGATCGAGTTCGTCGTGCCGCGCCGCACGGGCGTCAACGCCAAGCTGCTGGCGCACCGCGGCTGTGCCGATCTGGTGCGCGCGCTCAACTTCAAGACGACAGGCCGCGACACCAACCTGCCGCAGGGATTCGCCACGTTCGAACTCACCGGTGCGCGCTTGCGCGGCTACACCGATGAGGAAGCCAGCGCCTCGTTCGTCATCGCTCAGGTCACCGCGCGGGCGGGCCTGACGGAACTGCATTCGCCCGCTTAACCGCCCACGGAGAACACCCATGGCACAACCCAAAGTCCGACAGTTCGCCGGCGACTTCCGCATGTGGCGGTTGGCACCGGATCGCAGCCTGATCCCGGTGATTCCGGAACCCACCGACCCCTACGGCAACCAGCCGATCGAAACCAACCTGTTCCAGTTCGGCTACGAAGCTGGCGACGAGGTGACGATCAACTCCAAGCGTCGTGGTGGCCGCTACAACCAGCCGATCCACAGCGACCAGCTGCCCGGCACGACCAGCCTGTCGATCCAGCTGCAGGAGCTGCCCACCGCCATCCTCGCGCGCATCTTGCGTGGCGCGGCGGCGGATGCTGCTGTCACGGCGGGTGCTGTCACCGACGAGGAATTCACCGTCGCCAGCGTCAGCCACCCGATCCAGCTGGAGCACGTCTACGTCAGCGACGTGGTGGTCTCCAAGGCCGGCACGCCGCTGGTGGTGGACACCGACTACACCGCGGACCTGCGTCGCGGCCAGGTGCTGCCGGTCGAAGGCGGCGGCATCGCAGCCGCGGACGAGCTGACCATCAGCTACAGCTATGCCGCCGTCAACGGCACGCTGATCCAGGGCGGTGCAACGCCGCTCGAGTCGTTCTACATCACCGGTGACCTGGAAGACCGCATCAGCGGTGAAGACGGCGAGCTGACGGTGTACGAGGCCCGCCTGGGCGTCGACGACGACATCGACTGGCTCGCCACCGAGCCGCTGTCGCCCACGTTGACCGGCCAGCTGCTGGTGCCGGCCGGCGCCCCCGCGCCGTACACGTTCCGCGTGTACGCGCAGGCCGCCTGACGTGGCCCGTCGCCCCCGCAATGGCGGCGACACCGACCTGCCGGCTGCGAATGCGCAGCCGGCAGTGCCGGCGGTCGAGCCCGTCGTCATCCGCGCCGGTCACCGGCACAAGGGCGTGACCTATGCCACCGACACGCCGTATTCCGCCACGCCGGCCGAGGCCGCCCGTCTGCGCCGCTACGGCGCGCTGGTGACCGGCTGACATGGCACCCCGCATCCGCAACCGCAACAGCGCGCTCAAGTTCTATCTCAACGGTCGGCGCGCGCGCGACCTGCACGGCCTGACCGATCTGGCCGGCGGCTTGCTGGATGCCTATGACATCTCCGTGGTCCGCGCGACCACGGGTCTGGTGCGCCGTGCCGAACCGGCCGCCAAGCGCAACATCCGCGCGGTCTACAACGTGCGCGCCGGCACCTTGTCCGGCAAGTTCCGAATCGACGAAGGCGCCAAGGGCCGCGCGGGCGATCGCGACGACCTGATCTCCATCTGGGCCAGCACCCGCGACCTGCCGCTGATGGAGTTCGGCGGGCGTTGGCGTGGCCCCGCGCGGCGCAAGAGCGGCGCACTCGCGCCAGGCGCCACGGCGGAGATCGTCCGCGGCCAGCGCAAGGTCTACGACTCCGCGTTCGTCGCCACCATCCAAGGGCGACGCGCCATCCGCGTGCGCAGCTACGACAGCGGCCGCGGTCGCCGCCACGGGCGCGGCCCGGTGCGCATGCTCCGCGGCCCCAGCCCGTTCGGCATGTTGTCCGGCATCGATTACGAGCCCGCGCGCCAGGTGCGCGACGCCACGCTGAGCGAACTCACCACCTTCTACTTCGCCGAGCTGAAGCGTCAGTTCCGCATGAATCGGAGTGCCTGACGCATGGCGACCCGCGGCAACGCGACGATGGAGGAAGCGATCCGGCTGGTGCTGGAGACGCAGGGGCGCGAAGGCGTCGACGCGCTGCGCGATGCCCTGTCGCAGGTGGGCGACGTCTCCGTCGAGACGCAGCAGGAAACCGCCGGCCTCATCGACAACCTGGTGGAGCTCAACGAGACCGCCGCCAAGGCCGCGCGCTACGGCGAGCTGACCGCCGAGCTCGAACGCAGCCAGATCGCGCTGGACCAGGCCAGCCAGTCCGCCTACCAGCTGACGCTGGAACTGGGCAACGCGGAGAAGCCCAGCCGCGAGCTGGTGCGTGCGCAGAAGGCCGCGCGGGACGAAGTGGACCGCCTCGAAGGCGCGGTCACCAAGCAATGGCAGGCGTTGGAACGCGCCGATACCGAACTCGGCAGCCTGGGCGTCAACACCGCCGACTACGCCCGCGCGCAGGAAGATCTGCGCAACAACATCGGCCGCACCACCGCCGCCGTGGCGGACCAGGTCGCCGTGGTGCAGAAGCAATCCACGGCGCAGCGGCAGTTGCGCGAGCGCCTGGAAGAGGGCGACGACAAGTTCCGCCGCTTCGCCCAGTCCGGCACGGCCGCCGCGGAATCACTGGACGCGTATCGCGCCCGCGCCGCCGCGGCGAAGGACGAGACCGCCAACGTCGCGCGGGAGGCCGACGGCGCCAGCGGCGTGTTCGGGCGACTGCGTGGCGTGGTGGCCGGCGTGTTCGGGTTCTTCTCGGCGCGCTCGCTGATCGGCGGCCTGCGCAGCATCATCACCGAGGGCAGCAATGCTGAGCAGGAACTGGGCCAGCTCAATGCCGTGCTGGAGTCCACCGGCCGCCAGTCGGAGTTCGCCGCCGGCGAGCTGCAGACCATGGCCGACAATCTGGCGCGCGCCAGCCAGTTCGCGGCCGGCGACATCATCAACGCGCAGACGCGGCTGCTGTCGTACACCAACATCCTGCGCGGTGAGTTCCCCGATGCGATGCAGATCGTCATCGACCAGTCGGCCCGCCTGGGCATCTCCCTGGAGCAGAGCGCCGAGATCGTCGGCCGCTCGCTGCAGGAACCGACCAAGGCCATGCAGGCGCTCGGCCGGCAGGGCTTCGTCCTCGAGGAAAGCCAGAAGACCCTGCTCGCGCAGCTGGAGGCCACCGGCAAGACCGCTGACGCCCAGCGGATCATCATGGACCTGCTGGTCGAGTCCTACGGTGGGGCCGCCGCGGCCGCGAAGGTCGGCACCATGGCCGGCCTGTGGAAGACCATCAGCGAGAACTTCAAGGATTTCCAGCAGGACATTGCCGACCGCGGCGTGCTGGATTACTTCAAGGCGCAGCTCACCGATCTGCTGAACACCACGGCGCGCCTGCAGCGTGATGGCACGCTGGGCCGTTGGGCGCAGCAGATCGCCGACGGCATCGTCCGCGTTGCCTCGGCGTCGCGGGATGCGGTGGTGCAGCTGCTGCCGCTGGTGAAGGTGGTAGGCGATGCAGCGACGGTCTTCGCCCGCAACGCGGAGGCCGTGTTCCTGCTGGCGAAGGCCTACGTGGGCCTGAAGCTGGTGCAGCTGGTCACGCAGTACGCCGCGCTGACCAATGCCAAGATCGCGAACCTCGCCGCCACGCGCGCTCTGACGGCGGCCACGGCTGCGCAGGGCGCCGCCACGTTGAGCCTCGGTGACCGTCTGCGCAGCCTGCCGTCGCAGTTGCGCATCGGCGTCGCGTTGCTGGGCGTGGACTGGGCTCTCCAGCAAGTGGTGCAGCTGAAAGCCACAATCGACGACATGGCGGATGCGGAGGCGCAGACCGAGGCGTGGGGCCGCGCGCAGCGGTCGCTCCAGCAGGAGAACCTGCGCCTCGGTCGCCAGCTGCAGGCGCTGTATCAGGCAAACGCCGATGTCGCGATCCAGAGCGCCGAGCAGATCAACGCGCTGGGCATGGAAGAGGCGCAGGGCTACCGGTACCGGCTGCAGGAAGCGGCGAAGTACTACGAGGGGGTGATCCGCGAGGCGCGTGCCACCGGCGATGCCATGCGCGCCGCCGCGGCGCAGGACCAGTGGCGGCAGGTGCTGCTCACGCTGGAGCAGGTCCAGGCGCGCATCAGCAACAACGGCATCTCTGCCGGTGCCCGCGCGATCGCCAACGAGCTGGCCGGCATCGACCGGTCCGCGAAGACCGCCCGCGAAGAACTCGGCAAGCTCTTCGACAACCTCGACTTCAACGACGGCCAGGCGCTGCGTGACACCGCGGTCGCCATCTCGGATATCGGCGCACGCAGCGCCACCGCTGCACGAAACGTCACCGAAGGCCTCGAAGCCGCGCTCGCGCGCCTGAGCGGCGAAGAGCTGCTGAAGCTGCAGGCCAACGCGCAGACCGCCTTCGCCGAGTTCGAGACCGCGCCGCGCGGTGCCGCGGTCGTGCTCGACACCGTGCTGCTCACGGCGATGAAGCGGCTGGGCGTTGCCTCGGCCCAGTGGGGCGTCGACATCACGTCGTCGGGGCGCGATGCGATCGCCAGCTTCACCACGGTGGCCCAGGCGGCGAACGCGACCAGCGCCCAGATCGAAGCGGCGTTCAAATCGGCCCTCGGCCTGGCCGCGACCGAGGCGGAAGCGAAGGCCCTCGGTGATGTGATGAAGACCGCGGGCGAGCAGGGCAAGCTCGGGTTCGACGGCACTGAGCGCTCGCTGGTCGCGCTGCGTGCACGCATTGGCGAGATCCAGGGCGCGCTCAATCCGCTGAACGATTCCTTCCGCCGCCTCGGCATCACGTCGAAGGCGGAGCTGGACCGGGCAGCCGCTGCCGCGAAGGACGCCTTCCACGAGATCCGCCAGGCGGCGGCCACAGGCGAAGCCGCGATCGAAGACGTGCGCGCCGCCGCGCAGCGCTACGGCGAGGCCATGCGTGCCGCCGCCGCCAACAGCGACGCCGCCACGCAGAAGCGTGTCGAGAACGAGATCCGGTTGATGGAAGAGATCTTCCGCGTCAACGATGGTCTCGACACGATGGCCGAGCGCGGCACGCGCGCCGCGACGCGGTCGCCAGTGGCGCCCAGAAGGCCGCCGGCGCGTTGCAAGTCACCGGCAGCGCGGCAGACGAAGCGGCCAGCAGTCTGGAAGGCGTCGCCGGCGCCGCCTCGAATGTCGCAAGTGGCAACCAGGCGGCGGGAGAGAGCGCGCAGCGCGCATCGGTGGGTTTCGGCGCCATGTCCGCGGAAGCCGGCAAGCTGCTGTCGTCGATGAACCGCTACGCGGCGTCGCCGAAGCTCTGGGTCGACAACATCAACCGTGCGCTCGGCGCCATCTCCGAGCAGAACAAGGCCGTGCGCGAGCTGACCGCCAGCATGGACGCGCAGCTGGCGCAGTACGACCCGCTGACCGAGAAGGTCAACCAACTGCGCGCCGCGCACCAGTACGCGAACGACGAAGAGCTGCGCGCCCTGGCACAGCGGTCCGTCGCGCTAGACCAGCAGCGCCAGCAAGTGCGCGATGCCGCGCGTGAGGCGCGCGAGACGCGACGGGCGGAAGGCGAGGCCATGCGCCAAGCGGCCGGCGGCACCGGCGCGGCCGCCGGCACGCGCGCGCTCCCCGGGCTCGGCCGCATCGAGATCGTGCTGCCGGACGGCACACAGGGCGACCTGGTCACCAACGCCGAAGGCGCGGACCTCGTGCAGCAGATGATCGGACAGCTCACCCGCGATCGCAGCGTCTCCCAGCTCCGGAGGCGTCCCTGATGGCCTGCCGCCTCGGCACGATCGATCTGCCCGACGACGTCGAGTGGATGGACGAATTCAAGTGGGTGCCCACCGCGCAGCAGGTGGAAGTCACCTGCGGTGGCGCGCTGATCGTCGAGGAAGACGCGCAGCTGGCCGGTCGGCCCATCACCCTGCGCGGCGTGTTCGACGGCCGCATCGGCTGGGCACTGCCCACGCGCGCCGTCATCAAGCAGCTGCACGCGCTGGCCAGCACGCCGCTGGCCGCGCCGCTGGAGCTGCTGCTGGAGGACGGCCGCACGTTCAACGTGCGCTTCCGACACGACGATGGCGTACCGCTCGAGGCGGATCCGCTGCGCCACATCGCGCCGCACATCGACGACGACTACTACGCCTTCACCCTTCGCCTCATGGAAGCCTGATCGATGTCCGACATCAAGCTGTTCCGCCCCGAACGCGTCACCGATAACCCGGATGGCGGCGGACTGGCCACCCACACCGAGATCGTCGACGGCGAGGTCAACAACCTCTTCGACGACATCAGCCGCATCGATCGGGTCAACGGGATCTGTCGCTGCGCGCGGCCTTCGCCGTGGCCGATACGGAAGATACCGAGCTGTTCTCAGGCCTGCACATGATCATCGCGGCGCCGCCGCTGGATCCGCGCGTGGACGCGGTGCTGTTCCGCACGCGCCGCGGCACACAATACGCCTGGGGCGACGAGCGCGCCGACGCGCAGGCGGCCGTGGAGCGCTACCTGGACGAGTCGGTCATCACCCGGCTGATTCCCTACGATCGCCAGCTGGAGGGCCAGCGCACGGTGCTGGTCTACACGCGGCCGGAGCTGGCCCTGCCGGAGATCGGCGAGGTCTACGCGCTGAAGAACGAGCTGGACGCCGCGACGGAGTTCATCCGCGTCGAGGACATTGACCACCAGGTCGAGACCTTCACCGATATCAACGGCGACTACAAGGCGCGCGTCATCACCCTGACGATCACGCAGCCGCTGTCGCGCGAGTTCTCGGGCAGCCAGCCCAACCGGTTCTTCACCGTCGACACCGGCCGCTCAGTGCTGCGCAAGACCATCGCCAGCGACGCCGCGCGCTACAAGGGTGTCGTGCGCCTGGCCGAGGATGCTCAGCCGGGCGACCTCATCATCAAGGTAGAAAGTGTCTACAGCCAGCTGGTGCCGGCGGCGACCAGCGAGGTGGGGGTGACGGATGCGGGGCCGGGTGGTTCTGTCATTGACGAGCCGAGTGGCCTCGTGCTGCTCTCGATTTCCACTCCGATCTCATCTGCAAACCGGAAGTTCTCGATTCCTGTCGGAGCCGTTCCGGGCACGGTACGTATCAGGCAGACAGACGCAGTAGGCGCGGGAGCGGTCATTTGGCAGCAGCGTGTCGATGGGTCGTTCTATCTTGTGTCCGGTTCGTCTGTCCCCAGCGGCGATTGGTCCACCACCTCTGAGACCACCTTCGAGTTCAGCCAGAATCTCGGCACGGGCTTCGTCATCCATATTGAATGGCTACCCGCGACGCGGCTCGCGAAGCCAGGGCAGTCGTGGCAGATGCCTGTAGAGATTCAGAATCGCGGCTACGTTTACACAGGCACCCTACGACCGGTGCCGGCGCCCGGTGCGACGAGTCTGGTGTTCCGGGCGCTCGGTCAGTGGTACACCCTTCAGGATGACGGGACCGGCGCCTTGCGTGGTGAACCGGGAGTGGGCAGTGGCCTGATCAACTTCCAGACCGGCAGCTTCAGCGCGTCGTTGGGTGCGCTACCGGACATCGGCAGCAGCGTGATCGTCAGCTTCGCCGGCGGGAGCGAGTATCAGATCCTCGTCGGCGACCTCGACATCAAGGTGCCGGCGGTCCAGCTCACGCTGGAGGCGGGAAACGTCGAACCCAGCTCGCTCAGCCTGAGCTGGCTGGCCGGCGGTACGTTGCGCACCGCGACGGACAACGGCGCCGGTCAGCTGACTGGCGACGGCACCGGTCGCGTGCTCTACGGCACCGGCGAGGTCGAGCTGGTGCCCAACCTCCTGCCGGACAGCAACGCCACCCTCACCGCCGGCTACGAGGCGGGCGTCACCACGCAGGAGATTTTCACGCCCGCGCTGACCGGCGCCAACCTGGTGCTTACGCTGGCGGCGCCGCCGCGGCCTGGGTCCATCCGCATTGCCTACCTGGGCTATGCGGTGGACGAGCGCGACGCCGCCTACGAGGCGCAGCGCGTCCTGCGGGACAACGGCACCGGCGCGCTGGTCGACGACCAGGGCACGCTGGTGGCCGGCAGCACGATCAATTACGCCACCGGTCAGATCACCTTCCCGGCGGACTTCCTCGCGCGGGTGGGTCAGGCGCAGCGTTCGTCGTTCGGTCAGGTGATGCCGGCGCGCGAGATCGACCCGCTCAACCGGTCCGAATCCATCACCAGCAACTGGGTGACGGCATGACCAACGCGCAGATGCCGGCGCAGTTCGAGAACGGCAGCGCGGTCGATGTGACCTACAAGTCCGCCGCCGCCAGCGACGTGCCGCGAAGCGAGGAATACGACCTCCCGCCGCTGCGCGTGGACCTCACGCCGCGCGTGCGCAATGCCATCGTGCCGCGCTCCCTGCTGTTCCGCCTGGGGGGGCGCACCTATTACGAGCGCGGCGGCACGCTGTACTACGGCATGAACTCGCTGACAGGTGCAGGCACCGCTGCTGGAACCCTCGACTTTCAGACCGGCGTCGCTACGATCACGAACTGGGCCGGCGGGATCGCGCCTGCATTTGCGATCGATTCGCTGCTGAGCGAGGTGTCGCCGATGCCGATTGCGGTCGTGCACGGCCGTACGCCAGGCAGCCCGCTTCGTCCTTCGACGTTCTACATCCAGGCCAACCAGTGGCGCGGCGGCGACGTGGTCAGCGCCACCGCGGACAACAACGGCATCCTGCAGGCGCCTGGCATTCGCGGCTGGGTAGACGTGACCAACGGCGTCTACAGCGTGGCCTTCGGCGATGACGTGCTGGACAGCACGCTCAGCGCGGACGACAAGGCCGAGGGCTGGTACAACGCGGCCAACGTCGACGAGGACGGCTACATCTGGCGCCCGCAGGAGGCGATGCCCGGCACCATCAGCTTCAACTGCGTGGTGCAGGTGGCGGCCACGCTGGATCCCGAGATCATCGGCGTGAACCCGGTGCGCCTGCCCATGGATGGCCGCGTCGCCGTGATCCGCCGCGGCGACACCCTGGTGGTGCACGATCCGCAGCCCTTCGTGCTGCCGGGGGGGCTGGTGGCCGGGCAGGTGACGGCGCTGCCCCGCGACGCGCTGGACACGGTGGCGGTCTACGACCAGCAGGGCCTCGGCGTCCCGACAGCGCTCTATGCGCTGGACAAGGCGGCCGGCGAACTGACCTGGGCCACGCCGCTCGACGTGTCCGCGTATGAGCAGCCTTTCGTTGCCATCCACAGCGTGGAAGAAATGGCGCTGTGTCTCGATGCGCAGATCACCGGCGAAGTCTCGCTGGGCCAGCCGCTGACGCGCAGCTACAGCGCGGGCAATGCGCTGTGCAGCAGCGCCCAGGTCATCGGCGACGTGCAGGCGCGCTACCAGGGCCTGTTCGCCCAGAACACCTGGACGTCCGTCTGGTCCGACACGCTGATCGGCAGCCCGCCCGTCGGCGGTGCGCAGTACAACGATTCCACGTTCCCGCTCGTCGTCGTCAACCGGCACACGATCACCCAGCGCTGGCGCCGCAGTTCACCAGCAGCACCGCCTTCAACGTGATCGGTGAGGAACTGGGCGTTATCGGCACGGGCACCACGAGCGCCGGCGCCAGCCCCGTGAATCCCGCGACTGGTGAGCCGTACTTCACCATCCTGCCCGGCGGCTTCGGCAGCGGCTGGGCGACTGGCAACAACATCCGCTTCAACACCGTGGCGGCCGGCGGCAAGGTCTGGATTGCCCGCACGGTGCGCAGCGGCCCGGCCACCGCGACCGATGACCGTATCCGCCTGCAGGCGCGCTGGGACAAGGACTGACCATGGCAGATCCCGCAGACGGCACTACCTATCCCACGACGGTCGATCTGCTGCCGACGATCGGTGCGAACGACCCGATGAACGCGGCTGGCCTCGAGCACGATCAGATGCACGAGCGTGCGCACGCCATCCTCAACGTGCTGCAGCAATTCGTCGGGACCTTGGCCGATACGAGCGAGGCGGCAACGATTCTCGGGCGGCTGCTTGCACTTGAAGCTGGCGGCGGGGCCGGCGGCTCTCCTCGCAATGAACTCGTTGCCGTCGAGATCGCCAGTGGCGTCGCTACGGTCGACGTGAGCGCGAGCGACTACTTCAGCTTGGCGGGTACCGCGAATGCAGCGCTTGCCTTTTCGGGCCTGCCAGGGACTGGGAAGGGTGCCTCAATCCGCATCCGATACACACAAGACGCAACCGGCGCGCGGACGTTCGCACTGCCAGCGAGCTGCAAACTCACCGAGGGCAGCGATACAGCAGTGAAATCCGCGGCGAATAGCGTGACCCTGATTCACGCGACGACCGACAACAACGGTGGCACCTGGGACGTCACAATCAAGGGGCGTGGCGCATGATGCTGGCTGCACACGGAGCCATCTTGGCCTCGCAGGCGCCCCCGGGCCCGCGCAGTACGTGGGCGGAAGCGCGGTGCCATTTGCAACTGCAACCTCGCTGAATCTGGTAACGCCCGGCGCATCGACACCTGACGATCTGCTGCTTGCCTTAGTGATGCATCGATCCAATCTGACGCCGCCAGCAGGATGGAGTTTCCATGGTGAAGCTTTGTGCTCGAACTCGGCTGTACCGAGGCACTCCCTTAGCGTTTTCTCGCGCTCAGGCCTCGCGGGTGGGACGAATGTTGCGTTTGCTCTTGGGGCAGTGGGGCGAGTAGCGGGACAGATTCTGGCTTTCCGCCGCCAAGGTGGGTTGACCGTCAAGAACTTCGCGCAATCGGCAGCGAATTCCACCTCTGCAGGCAGTCATCAGACGCCTCCAGCCATCATGGCGGCAGGCGACGCAGCGTTTGCGGCGGCGACGACGATTCTGGCCGCGCCTACGGCTCCTAACACGATGGCGGTTTCATCGGGCTGGACATTGACCTCTCCGTCGACGTCGAACAACACCACAGAACAGATTCGGTTAGGCGTTGCCATGCATCCAGGCGTGACCGCGCCGGTCACCAATGCAGCCATATTCACGGCCAATAACAGTGCTGCAGATGGTGGTTGGTGCGGCATCTCGGCGGTGGTCGGGTGACCGCGTATCGCACCAGCCGCACTTACGGAAGTGATTTGCGCTATCGCGCCGGTGGCGGCCTTCGATGAGCTATCGAGGCGGGCTGCCGTATCGGAATCCGCAGCTCTACCGGAGTAGCGACACGGCCGTTGCGACATCCCGACCCTCATTTGGTAGCGGCGGGCAGCTGGCCTGGCGGATTCCAAGCGTCAACACGCAAGCGGTTGCCGTGGCGCTCGAAGACGCCGATGCCGTTGGGAAGTTCGTGTCCGCCGTTATGAGCGACGTGCTTCTTGCGCGCAGGAGCGCGACATCGGTCCCACTGGCCAGCGCCAGTGCCGCCCACACTGGCGAAGCGCTTCGCTGGTCGGACGCGCCAGCGCTATGGACACATGCCACCGAGGTGCCCTATTCAAATCCTGAAAGCGCATGGCAGGCGGCAGCGCTGCCTTGGTCGGAAACCGCGACACGCGCTGCGGCCGCAAGCACGGCGCCGTGGCGCCGTATTTCGCCGATCGCACGCGACGCTTCCCTGCCGTGGGGCCAGTACGCCCAGCACGCGCTATCCGCCTCGCTGCTCTGGCGGGCGATCGTCGCGCGGGGCGGCTTCATCTCGCTGCCGTGGTCTCGAACCCGGTGAGCCGGGCGGCACGATCACCATCCCCATCTTCCGGTCTACGTCATGCTCCCCACAATGACCGCGGTTCGCCTGCCGGACCGCACACCGCTCCCGATGCTCAGCGCCTCCATCACCGGCGAGCTGGGCAACTGGGCCTGGTCGTTCACCGGGCCGATGTCGCGGCAGGGCCTTGCGCTGATCGACGATGGCACCGGCACGCCAACCGAGATCGAAATCACGATCAATGGGCACGTCTGGACGTTCCTGGTCGACGGCTTCGACGACATGCGCAAGTTCGGCAGCAACACCTGCCAGCTGCGTGGCCGGTCGCGCAGCGCGGCCTGGCCGAGCCGTATGCCGCCACCCGCACCTACAGCGAGCCGGCCGCGCGCACCGCGGCGCAGCTGGCCGCGCAGGAGATCGACGGTAGCGGCTGGACGCTGGTGTGGGATGCCGTGGACTGGCTGCTGCCGGGCGGTACGTTCGGCTACCAGGACTTGGCGCCGATCGACGCGATTGCGCAGCTGGCCAACAGCGTGGGCGCTGCCGTGCTCAGCGACGCCGAGGACCGCACCCTGCGCGTCGCGCCGACGCACGGTGAGAGCCCGTGGAACTGGCCGGAGGCCACGCCCTACGCCGTCATCCCCGCGGCCGTGCTGACCGAGGGCAGCAGCAACTGGGTGGGCGGGGTGAACGCCAACGGCATCTACGTCTACGGGGAGAACAGCGGGACCGGCGCCCTGGTCAAGATCACCGGCACGGACGGCGCGCAGCAGCTGCCGATGGTGGTCGATCGCCTGGCGGTGACCGCCGACGCGCAGCGTGAGCGCGGGCGCGAGGCGCTGGCCAGCGCCGGCATCAAGCGCACCATGCAGCGCACGGTGCCGCTGTTCCCGCCGCCGGCGGGCGAGGGCGACCCGGCCTTGGGCGCGGTGCCGCTGGGTGCGCTGGTGGAGATCGACGACACCGACGACACCTGGCGTGGCCAGGTGATGGCCGTCCGTATCGACGCCCAGCGCAGCGGCCGCGCGATGACCGTCCGCCAGCACCTCACCATCGAGCGGCAGTACCGATGATCTGGCGCGACTTCGACCAGCTGCTGCCGCACGACCCGCTGCTGGTCGCGGTGGTGCTCGAGCACAACGCCGACGGCACCAGCACCGTGCAGTTCCCCAACGGCAGCACCCTGCGCGTGCGGGGGCAGGGCGTGCCGGAAGGGGGCCACGCCTTCATCCGCGCCGGCGAGATCCGCGGCCCCGCGCCGGCGGTGACGCCGGTGGAGCTGGAGGTCTGAGGGCTGACCGCCCGCAAAAAACAGGGCGCCGTGCCGACGCTGCAACGCCGGCACGACACCGCAACACACGCGATCAGCCGCGTGCAATTGGCCGAGGCCCTGCCACCCCGCGCGGGAGTGGTGGGAGCTTGGTCGAACCAATTCGCAAAGGCTGAGAAACCGTGTCCCAACCCATCATTCCATGGCCGGGCGGCAAGCGCCGGCTCCTGAAACACCTGTATCCGCACTTCCCGGCGCACGAGACTTACGTCGAGGCGTTCGCGGGCGGGGCGGCCGCTCTGATGATGCGGCCGCACCCTGCGCCTCTTGAGGTGCTCAACGACATCGACGGCGATCTGGTGCGGCTGTACCGCTGCGTGCGGCACCACCTGGACGAGTTCGTGCGCAGCTTTCGCTGGTCCCTTGTCTCGCGGCAGATGTTCGAGTGGGCGAAGCTCGAGCACCCCGACACGTTGACCGATATCCAGCGGGCAGCGCGCTTCTATTACCTGCAGAAGCTGTCGTTTGGCGCCAAGGTCGAGGGGCGCAGCTTCGGCGTCGTCGCCACCGGCGCCGGGCCCAGACTCAATCTGCTGCGTATCGAGGAAGAGCTGAGCGCTGCGCATCTGCGCCTGGCGAACGTGGTGATCGAGCATCTCCCGTGGCACGAGTGCGTCGCCCGGTACGACCGTCCCGGCACGCTCTTCTATCTGGACCCACCCTACTGGGAGACCGAAGGGTACGGCGTCGACTTCCCGTTCTCGGAGTACGTGCGGATGGCCGACCTCATGCGATCGATGAAGGGCAAGGCCGTGGTCTCGATCAACGACCACCCCGCGATCCGTGAAGTCTTCGAGGGCTTCGAGCTGGTGCCGCTGCAGATCCGCTACACGATCGGCGGCGCAGCGAGTCGCGGCGAACCCGCGGGCGAGCTGATCGTCAAATCGTGGGACGACCAGCAGGTAAAGCTCATCTGAGGCACACGGGCGAGGTAGGGCAATCCTGACGGTCGCGTGCGCGCAGACCCTATGGGATACGCGCCCACGCGGGCAGACGATGGATGCGCGGCCACGTGCGCGCGTTCGTCACACCCTCCGCCGGCGGCATCTGTTCCCCGGATGCCTGCCTGACCAGTGTCGATCGCCGGTCTGCGCCCAGCGCACGTGGCTGCTCTATCTCAGATCGAAGTGTTTGCCGATCCGTCGAAGCTCACCGTCGATCCAGGCGCGGTCGTCGACGTCGAGCCGCAGCTCGGCGATCGCGCGACACCCTTCGTCGTAGGGCGCGCGCAGCTCATCCTCAGGTGCGCCAAGACAGGCGTGCACCAGGTTTTCCACGAGCGCGAGCAGCTCCACGCTCGGCAGCGAAATCGCAGTCATCGCGCTGCCGCCGGATCGAAAATGAGGTCGTCAAGTGACCGGGGCGGTATCAGACGTACCGGATCGAGCTCCATATCGAGGGGGGTCTCTCGTACGCCCTCGGCGTGCTCCCGGACCGACGCGGACAGGTCGACCCGCGCGAGCAGCGCATCCAGCTCGTGCGCCGCGGCCGTGAACTCGTCCCAGAATTCCCGGTAGGTCTTACCTCGGTGGTTGAAGCGCTCCAGCCACTCGGCGAGTTCGTCGGCCACCCGCCGCACTTCGGCGGGCAACTCGACGGGCGTCAACGCCCGCGCCGGTGACGTCTTGGCGTACCGCCTCTCGAGGTAGGTCTGCTGATCCGCCCACGTGTGGTCTGGCGTCAGATCCTCGACGTGCAGATGCAGGCCGTCGGCATCGGCACCCGCGCACGCGAAGCTGAAGCCCTCCGACGCCAGCTTGGCGTGCTCGCCACCGCTGTCCCGGTAGTCGAGCAGCGGTTTGGCGATCAGCATCTGCTCGCGCGTGAACTCCCGGAACGTGCCCCGCTTGCGATCGAACTGGCGCGCGTGCGCGTCCATCCGGTCCACGACCGCGTGAATCTCGTCGGGCGTCATGCGGCCTCCCGGTGCTCGTAGTAGGGGTGCCGCTTGTCGTCGAAGATCGCGTAGAGCGCGGCGAGGTCGGCCGGGTCGGGGTTGAGCCAGGCGTCGAGGTGTTCGGGCCGGATGTTGATGATGGTGCGGTCGTGGCCGGCGGCGGCCACCTCAGGTTCCGGCTCGTCGGTGATCGCGGCGAACGACAGCAGATCCGGCTCGACGCCCTTCGGGTCCGTCCAGTGCGACCACAGGCAGGCGATCAGCATCGGCTCGCCCGTGCTCGGCACGAATTCGAGCACGCGGTTCTTCCCGTCCGCACCCTCGACGTTCTCGTAGAACCGGTCCGCGACCATTATGCCGTGCGTGTGGCCGAACTGGCCTCGCCAGAACCCCTCGAGGTTGTCGCGCCGGGCGTTGTATGTGCCCGAGTAGTCCCGGTCATACGACGACGGCTTGCCGGCAGGGCGGCACTGGTAGCGCATCGGCTTGACCACGCGCTGGCCGTCCTCCCAGACCATCACCGGCGCGTAGATACCCGGGAATACGCGCGAGTCCGATGGCTTCGCCTCGGTGCGCTTCAGGCCGGCCAGGCGCGCCTTTGCGGCCTCGACCTTATTGGTGCCGATGCGCACGTCGTCCTGGGCCTTCTTCGTGACCTTGGTCTGCAGCTTCCGCTCGGCATCGGCCACGCGCTTGCGCTGGGCGAACATCTCCTGCTCGAGCATCGCGATTGCTTCAGCGTCCGCGGCGCGTAGGCTCTCCTGCAGGTCCGGCGGCCCGATCTGCTGCAGCTCCCGGATCATCGCCCGCGGCGCCTTGGCGATCGGGTTCAAACCCTGCTTCCACCAGAACGTCTTCACGTAGGCCTTGAGGTCCATCACCGCGCCGAATTGGCGCTGGAACTGCTTGAACTCGGCGTGGACCTGGGCGGAATAGCACATAGCGGGCACCGGGGCAGGGCGGAGAGGGGACGGTAATCCTGGCCGTTGGGATTCGCAGTGAATGAGACTGGCGGGCGTACCCTGCCGGCATGCTCTGGACGACCCCGCTCCCCGGTGTGGAAAAGGTGCCGACGGTCCTCGAGGTCGACGGCGTCGGCGTCGCGCGCATGATGCAGCGGGTCGACGGCAGCTGGTTCGTGCTACTGGACTACCACTACGGGTTCGACCGGCAGCGGCGCCGGGACTGTTCCAGCTACGAGACGGGCGTGCAGGGCACAGAGACGTGGGCGCGCCGGCACATCGTCAGGCTGTTGCAGGAGTCAGCGGAGCGGCGGGCGCAGCTCGCCCTGGCGCGCTCGGCGCTGCGCCAGCCCTAAGCGCGCTTGCTCGCCAGGCCCGAAAGCGTCCGGTATCAATCACACGCCCCGTCCCTTATGGGTTCCATTCATATGTGGCAATGTGTCTCGCAGGGGAACGTGGGGGATAGATCATGGATGTTGTAGGGCCGCGCAAACAGCGAGCGCGAGCGCGCTTTAGCACTCGTGCACGACTGTCGCTCATTGCAGCGTTTTTTTTGGTCATGTTCGCTGTCGTCTTCGCACGCTCCGCAGTTCTCGCTTTCGGTGACAACAGCGATCGAGCCAGTCTATTTGTCATGAGTCGCGAGGCTCGTAGCCTGCGTCAGTTGACGGAACATGCTGATGACCTGCGTCGGATGGCGCAGGACATCGACTCCGTTTCGCTGCGCGAAATCCGTTCCACGACGGAGCGAACGGTATCGCTTGTTGATCGAGCAAATGCCGAGATCTCCGCTCAGATCGAAGCGTGGGAACGGACGCGCGGGAAGATTAAGCAAGACGAGCACGCTTACACTACGTTGCGTGCCCAGATCGCCGCGACGGAGAAGCTTCAGGCGCAGGAAATTGCTCGACTTCAGCAAGCGTTGGAGGGCGCAACGTCAACGAGGCAGCGGATGCTTGAGATCCTGGTCAGCTTGATCACGGGCGTCCTTGGTTCGATCATCGCGGCGGCACTTTTTCCGAAACTGAGCATCCGCGGCCTGAAGAAGCTTGTTCGCTGGGGCTGGTCGCCGAAGCATTAG